CAGTCTAAATGATGCTGCAAATGTTAGCGTTTCTGAAGCCGTAGACCAACTTACAGGCGTTACGGAGTTCGTTAAGTCATACCAACAAGCCGCAGAGTTGCTTGGCCCGGAAGCGACACAGGAAAAAATAGCCCAAGGCAAAGCAATGGGGTTGGCTGGATCTGTCCTCAACCCAGCAACTGCCGAGGCCGCAGCGTTTGGTGCTGCATTTAAGGTTGCCCGTGGGGTTACCGCCCCGATAAGTGGAGCATTTTTGAGATCGGAACAGAAAGCACAAAGGATGCTTTCCAAGACACAAGATTTAACTGCCCTTCAAAAGCAAGCAGCCGAGTATCAATTGACGGTTAAAGCCATTGAACAACAAGCTGCGAGGGCTGAAGATACTGCTGCAAAACTTTCCCAGCGTGGATTTGTGGATCGCGCCAATAGCACAACCACCGCCGCAAATGCTTTGAGGCGCAAGGCGCAGGAGGCTAGCGTTCGCCTGGGTGGGTTGCAGGACGAGATTACCCGTGTAAGCGACGACCTAGCAACTCTAACAAAGGACGCAACGGTTGCTGACAAGTTTAACCAGATGATGCAGAAGGCAAAGGAGGTTCCATACATGCCGATTACTGCTGTTGGTCAAGGGCTTGAGTATGTGGGGCGTGGTATGATCGGAATCGACAAGGGATTGTCGAAATTGGCATCCAAGATTGGCGTTGATAAAGCCTACAATGCGATGAATAAGATTTCGTCGCTGTCTGGTTTGGGAACGGTAGGTGCGGCAGCGGGGCTAGGCCCGGCGGCATTTATTCCAGCCGCAATCAAGGCAACATGGTCTACCGCTCCGTTTATTCAAGGTGCTGGAAGGTTCATTAACTTGGTGGGCAAGGAAGCCATGAAGTCCCGCGCGGATATTGGCTTCTGGAAGCGTATATACGCAATGCCAAATCAAGGCCCGGTCAACCGTGCTATTGCCGGGTTCATGGACACCGCTACTCTTGGCGGGAGGGTTACTGACTTTGGAGTAAGAACCACTAAAGGTGTTCTAGCCGCAGTCCCAGCCGACCTCTCATTCCAATATGTTGCAGAGGGTGGCAAAATGGATGCAGGGTCAATTGGAGAAGCGTTGTCAGAAGCTGTGTTTTTCGGTGGTGCTGGTAGTGGCCTTGGGGCTATTACGATGGGAAGCAAGCAGAAGATTCGCTCCCTCCAGAATGGAAATGCACTTAATTTCTACAGGACGCTAGAAGACCCTCAGCAACGGGTGATGTTCAACGGCATGCCAGAGGATTACAGGAGAGCTATTGGTACATTCTCTGCAACCAATCCCGGCGCAAGGGTGATGTTCACAACCATTGGTGGTGGTGGAATCGACCCAAACACGAACACCATTTACATCAACCCAAACTCCAGCAACCCAATTAAGCCATTGGTGACGCATGAGTTCATGCACCACATGATGAACAACGGGATTGGTGAGGGAATTGTCGCGCAGCTTGTTGGAGATGGATACCAGACTGGTGGGATTCTTCGTACTGCTGATGGCAAGTACGAGCCACAATACGAGGCATTCAAAGAAGAGTATGTGGATCGCCTGCGCCAGCAACACGCACAAATGATCAAGATGAGTGAGGCAATTGGAGACAAGATACCCGCCAACGAAAGAGAGTTTCAAGCACCAAGCGAAAAGTACCTAGCCGAGGAATACTTCATCGAGAGCAATGTTGAAGACATGCTAGGTCTGGTCGAGAGCGGAAAGTTCGGGAAGATGGCGGGACGCATGATCATCAACGACAAGGTTCGTGCGCTAGGTGATTCTATCCTTAACAAGTCATCCATCTTGCGCGACCTACACTTCAAGTTGGGCGGCGTGATGGACAAAAATGGTAAGATGGTATCAGGAAATGGATTCCTAGGTAACCAAATGTACCAGAGTCCAGAGATCCGCAGGATGTTCAAGAAAATGGTCAGCGATTCCGTTGGCCGAAAGGGTGGATTTGATCAGGCACGGGTCAAGGCCAAGGAGGGCGTTAAGCTCAAGATTAACAGCAAGAGCGACCCCATTCTGAAGTCAATGGTATCATTGTGGGAGGGTGACGCTGACGGTGTTCCGTTCCTTGATAAGGATGGTGACCTCGTTCCGTTGAAGAAGGAGACGGAAGAAATGCGATCAACCGCAGGTCTGCTTTTGATTGACGACCAGAATAGGAGACAAGCCAATGGTGAGACCATCGCGGAGGGTCAGCTTGCATATAACCCAGACACTCAAACTTGGAGCGGAAAATATCTAACCGAAGATCAAATTCGGATACTTCGACTATCTGGCAAATTCAACAACCCGCAAATTCGCCAACTTGAGATGCTTAACGAAGCAACCAAGGCAACACTAGATCCGAATGCCGCACCAGAGACTAGGGGTAATCGTTTTTCGATCATCTACCAAGCCGCACTCAAGCGTAACAAAAAAGGCAAATGGAGATACGACCAGATTGAGCCAAGCCTGCGCGATGTGGTTCCGTATGGTGTTGAAATCACCAAGAATGGTAACATCTTGATTCGTATCATGAGTACGAACCAGATGCATGCCAACATATCCAAGAAGGCGGCAAGCAAAAAGGGTATTCAGTTGTACGAGGGAAACATTGAAGCTATCCTGCGCGATGTAAACAGGGTGATTGAGCTACACGGGGAAGCCGATGGCAAGCCTACTGACGCATACTTCAAGGAGAAGTATGGTGCTGCATGGGAGTCTCACAAGGCATTCATCAACTCCGTGTTTGGCAATGTCGGCGCAGGACACAAGGACATTAACCCGCTAGTCGCGTCAGATAAAGTTGACGCAGTGGTTAAGACCTACAGGCTTGATCGGATCAACAAGGCGACTCAAATGGTTGGATCTACCAATCTGCCCTACCAGAACAATCTGGTGAAGATCAACTACCTCCCAGAAGGTCAACCAATCCTAGACGAAAATGGCGAGCCAAAGGATCTACGCTACACTCCAAGCTACGAGGATAGCCAAGTCCGCATGCCAGAAGCCCAGCGAGCGATGCCAGAGGGTGTCTCCCCAGAAGACCTCAACCCCGTAGCTAACAAGCAGGAGGCTCAAGGTCTGTGGGCAGACGGCAAGCGGATGTTTGCTCTCAACGAGATGGATGAGAAGCTGACCCCAATCACATCCAAGGCGATGCTGGACTCGTATTCAGCAGATGCTATCGGGTGGATGGAGCCACAAGAGACTTCTGCTGTAGAGCAGACTGGTCAGATGCGATTCCTGCCAGAACCAGTAGAAAAATTGTCAGCATTCAAAGGCAAGCGCGTGCAAGTGTTAACTTCTGATTTGTCTCTTGTTGGTGATGTCAAATACGGAGATTACACAGCAAGCTTTAAAGGTGGGCCGGGATATCTAGATAATGATGGATGGGCATTTACTGACAAAGCCGCAGCAGATGCGTTTGTTACTAGATGGAAAAAAGATGGAGAACCACTTATCGGTCTTGCATCTCTAGGTTCCGCAAACCATCTCAACTCGCTTGATGCCAGAAAGGCATATGCTGAAAAGTGGAAATATCTTGTTTCAACTGGCGAGATTAGCGAAGGATTGGCCAATGATCATATCAAGCAGGCAATGAAGCGCATTATAAATTCAAACAGCAAAAATGTTAAGACTGACTGGCGCAACGCAGCTAAAATGATTGAAAGCGCAGATGATCTATCAAACTATTTCAATAAAATTCCTTGGGCTGCAGCTCCTATGTTCTATAGTAAGCTGACGGCAAAAACTCTTCCTATTAAATACAAAAAGCTTGTTGAACTTGGTCTTGATCTAGAGACAGCAGCAAAAGAATATCGCCAACCAGAGTTTGAAGGTGCTGAACTTGGAGACCTGTATGCTATTGCAGAGTACGATGGTTCGACTCCAGAACACAAACCAGAATTAAACAAGGCGTATCCTTGGAGGATTAAATTTAAGAAAAAAGCTACGCTGTCGGAAATGCACAATGTAGCAAAACTTACAACAGATCCACGGGCGTTTGCTAAAAAGAAAGTTGGGGGAAGGCTTGGAGCGCAGCCGCTAATGGTTACAGGTATCAATCTTGATAAGCTTTTAACTGGTGATATTACTGGAAGTGCCAAACCTCTAATATTGCGCGAGGGAACCCAAAAAACTAAAAGCAATCGAGCTAAACAGTTTGGTTCTGGAAATCCAGAGGCGTATCGCTCATATCAGCAAATTCAAGCGGAAAGAAACACCAAGAAACCCAAGAAGAAGTCTACCGCAAAAGGTGACGCTTCCGCTATTGCAAACGCCGCAAAGCTGAAGTAAAACTAATCACCATGAGCGAGAAACTAACCGCAGAACCAGATCAAGAATGGTTTGCAGAGGTCATGCGTCGAGCCGAGGAACACGGCAACAGGCAGCGTGTGGAGTTCTGGAACCCACAGGCGGCTGCGAAGTGCCTCTGGCTGCTCGCACAGGGTAAGAGCATCAAAAGCACCTCCGAGATCACCGGGCTTGCCCGTGACACCGTGAGGTCGCTCATGTGGCGGCACAGCGACACTCTGGAGACGAAGCGGAAGGAGTTTAGCCAGAAGTACGCGATGGCGGCGGAGACCTACACCGACCTGCTGTTTGCGAAGGCAGACCAGTTGTCCGACGATCCCGAACAACTCAAGAACATCTCCCCGGACCGACTGGCAATCACCGTGGGTGTTTTAACGGACAAGTCCATGCAGCTCTCTGGCATGGCTACCGCGGTGGTCGAGCATAGGCAGGGTGCGAGTATCGACGATGCCGCTAAGATGATCGCAGAGGCTAAATCTCGCATCGCCAGCAAGGTGAAGGCGAAGGCAGTCGAGGCTGAAATTGTCGCATGAAGTGGCGTACCCACCAGATACTTTCCCCGCCGACCGATGAGGAAATCTCCCTCATGGAGCCAGAGGAGCTTATTGCTCTGCACAGGGTCTACCATGAGGCTGTGGACAACGCAGAACGCGACCCGTATCGCTTTGGCTTCCGACTCCCCCACTGGGCGAAGGCAGAGGATCAGCTGCAGGAGGTAAACGAGATTGTGGCACTGGGCGGCAACCGCAGCGGCAAGACGCAGTGGGGTGCATTCTCCGTGGTGCGTGCTGCTATAGAAAACCCTAATGCCGAGATCATGTGCTTCGCACAGACATCCGAGGTTAGCATTCGCCAGCAGCAGAGTGCCGTGTGGGACTGGCTACCAGCAGAGCTACGCACGAAGCAGACTTCATCCGGGACATACATTAGTTACACGAAGAAGAATGGCTTTACTGACTCATCGCTCATCCTACCCAACGGCTCACAGATCATCTTCAAGACCTACTCCCAGTATCAAAACAACCCGACCATCCTTGAGGGAGCGGAGTTGGGTTCTAGGTCTCCTAATTGGCATAATGTGGGCGTGTGGTTGGATGAGTATTTGCTTGGCCCTGAGTTGATCAACACCCTGCGGTTCCGACTGGCAACCCGCAACGCAAAGCTGTTGCTGACCTTCACCCCGATTGACGGGTACACGGAGGT